GAACCACAGCCAGAAATTCCACCGCGTCAACAATTTGAGGGAAGTTTTTAACTGCTGAATCGATTGCACCAGCAAAACTTTGCACTGATGAGCGCAAGGAGTCGTTAAATAAATCGCCTACTGATATTTTTAAAATATCGTATGAGTTATTTAAGCGCTTTATGTCGCCGTCAAGATTATCTGTGATAATTGCTTGCTGCTCGTATGCGGTATTTGTGCCGGTAATAGATACCGTAAGATCGTCAAGCAATTTTGCATTTTGAGAGAGTATTCGTCCCGCGTTTATATTTTCACGCCCGAAAAGATCAACAAGGCCAGTTGCGTCAAGGTTTTCTTTGTTTAAATTTTCAAGAGCTTGAGATAACCCAACCACGCTAGGACGCAATTTCTGGTTTGTGCTGGTGTCGAGTATCGTCAAAACGTTTCGCAATGACGTGCCCGCTTCCGCTGCTTTAATTCCAGACCCCGCCAAAACCTGAATAGCCGCGTTTGCCTGCTCAAACGAAACACCCGCTGACGCAGCGGCCACGCCTGAGTTTTTAATCGCTTCGGCAGTTTCAAATATTTCAGACGCGCCGAACTTTGCACCGGCTGCTAGCACGTTTACAAATCTGGCCGCCTGATCCGCGCCCTCGCCAAATTGATTTAACGCCTGACCAACCGCATTTGCCGCTTGTGAAAGCTCTATCTCGCCAGCCTCAGCAAGCGCAATAACCTCTTTTGTGACTTGGCGCAGTGCTGCGGCATTTTCAAGCAAATCAGGCTTTGCCGATGCGACCAGCTTAAATGCTTCAGCAACTTGTGCGGCACTTAGTGTTGAGTCTTTGGCAAGCTCAAGCGAGGACTGGCGCAAGAAATTTAAGCTGTCGCCGGTTGCTCCGGTAATTGCGGATAACGAGGAAAGGGCTTTTTCAAACTTAATGCTTGCCGCTACTGAGTCCTGCAGAAAATTTGCAAGGGCGCCCCCAGCAATAACGCCTGAAATGGCGGACGCTAGCTTATTAACGGAAAAGCCAACGCCTTTCACAGAATCGTTTAAATCATTCGCGTTTTTTTCTGCGCCCTTACTGTCGAGGATTATTCGGATGCGTTTATCTGTCATTGCTTTTGGCTCCGCTTAATTTTCTCTAGCTGAATTGCCGCGTATTCGTCATCCACTTTTTGCAGGATGTGAACGGCGATATCCGTGTCAAGCGCAACGGTTGCTGCATGGCGCTCTAATTCTACAGCGGTCACGCGTGCATCGCCATTTGTATCACGCCTAGCCCTATAAAAAGCGTGCAACAAATCGACCTGATTGTCGGTCAAATCAGGTTTCATCGAGTAGTATTCGTCAAGGGTATTGTCTGCGGCGAACAAAGGAAATGCACTATCCATCTCCTCATAGTCCCACCTCAGTTTTTTTTTAAGGCTTCGATATCTTCTTCGGCGGCGTCGAATAGATAGTTTTCAAAATTGCTCATAAAGGCGAACAATTCGACATTCAGGGAAAGGTAATATTCTGTGTTTAAAAATATCATCCGCGCTGCGTTTTTGCTGTAGGGGACTGTCTCGCCTTTTTCTGTCTCTCGAACATTTTCCCATCCGCACACGCCGTACTCAACTAAAAAATGGGCAAGCAAAACGCTATCATCTTGCGCAGTCCACTTGTGCAGCGGCCCAAAAAGCTGATCGCGTAATTCTTTCATCACGCGCTTTGCTTCAGGTGTTCCGCTGCGACGACAGAAAATAGTGGTATCGCCGCTATACCACGGCGACCCATTTTGCTGCTTGTCCTCATCCTCGCGATAACGATTAAGCATTAGTTTGCAACCGTCCAGTTGGTGAAAATCATGATTGTTGAGTTTGTCGCGGCGTGGCCTTCTGATGCAACGCTAATCTCATGATTGGATGCTGCGTTTGCCCCATCGGCCTGATCATGCTCTGTAATTGCGTTTTGCATCATCACGATAAAAGTTTGATCTGTGCTCGCCGGGTGACTAATCAAAACACCCATTGATTTTCTGATCTCGTTTTCGTAATAGCTGCGCCACTCCACTGGGTTTACAGTTTTTGCGCGTATCGATGCTGATCCACCAGCAACAAACTGGCCGCGAATGTATTGACGCGCACAGCCTGCCGCATCATCGCCGGTATATCCGTTGTCAATATTTAATGTGAGTGATTTTTGTGTGCAGGTGTAGGCCGCTCCGTCAACGTACCAGTTCACCAGCCCCTTGCCTGAAGACGCTGATCTATCCAGCAATTTTGCGCTGTAAGTTTGCCCTGCAACCGCCGTAGTTTGCGAAAGTTTTCTCTCGAAAAAGAAATTCGCAGTTGCGCGGATAATGCCGGTTTCGCCAATCTCGGCCGAAAAGGTGTTGATAACGCCATCGTAGTAAGTCGAATAAACAGGGGTGGCAGTAGTTGCAAATGCTTCTTGCGCTGTAAAGTAGGTCGGCGCCAATCCGTTTTTGCATTTGTTGCTGATTAGAGTAACGCTTGCGCCTGCCGCCTCGGTTGTAGCAGGTGCAAAAGTAGTTACAATTTTATTTGACGCGCCTTTTGACGCAACCATATAAAAGCCGTTAATTGTCGATCCTGCAAAGCCAGATATCCAAAAACCATCACCCGCAGACAGTGCGGCGTAGGCGGGCGCTGTTACTGTAAATCCATCAGCCAAGGCTACGTAGGTAGTCGCGGTATTTGTAAAATTAACAAAATCGCCATGAATTGCAGCGCTCATCAAATAAACCGACTGCTTGCTGAAAGAGCTTGACAGCTCCATTGTGTACTCGGTCGATTCCTGAATATTTTCCACGCCTTGGTTATCAGTATTTACCGAATCGTCCTGCGTGTAAGCCACTGCGGTTTTAGGCTTGCCGGTAGTGCGACGCAAGGGGCGAAATACGGGGCTAACGTTAATGCTTCCGTATGTTGTTTGCGGGGCTAGGCCGACCGAAATATCCTTGCCGGTTGAGTTACCATTGCTTACTGTGCTGCTCATGTTACAACCCCTTCATATGTAAAAATAATTTTGACATTAACGCCAAACCATGGCGATGTTTCAGGCTCGGCGTTCGGCGAAACTGTTGCCTGCTCGACATTTAAATCGCCCAGCCGCTCGTTAGTAAAAAGTCCTTTGATAATCTCTCCGGTAGCTATTCCGGCGCGCCCGGTGCCCTTTGGATAAAAAACTTCTATGGTAAATTGTGCGCGGTTTGTTTCATAAGCTGCGCTCGCATCCTGGTCAATTATACCTAAATTAAAAACGCTTGTCCTGAGCCATGCCGCGTTATTCGGCGTCTTGAACCGTGCACCAATCCAACTAACATTTTCAAGCGGAATTGACGCGATAGGCATTGCCAACTTCAGTCTGCTTTCCAGCGCTTCCGCCGCTTCTGCCAAGCTGTTATCAGTTGCCGCCACGGGATACTTCCTCGGTTATTATTTTGTCGATAAACCCACTCGGGGCTTGCTCTGACCAGCCTTCATTTAATCTGACCGCATAAGGGAAATTTAAATTAAGGTAAATTGTTTCGTAGTCATTTGCGCCGCTGATTGTCATCACACCCTGATTGATTGCGGCCTGCTCTGCCTCGCCTTTTGAAACACCGTCAGCTATATCAATTTCAGAATTATCTGGTGATCCGACGCTGGCCAATACATTTCTTTTTGCGCCTCCATCTCGGAAAGGCATAGCCATAACAATCCGGCGATCAATATCAAGCGCCAGGGTGCGAAGCTCATCACCGACAAATTCCGCGATCTCTTTGCTGATATCTAGGTCAATCATGCGCGCCTCACATGCAAAATGATAACGGCCTTTGCCGGGTCTGTATCGGCTCTCACAACGTTGCAGGTAATACCTTCGTGTAACGTTTTTGTGTTATCTGCGCTTGGCATCCATGACAGTTCTTGATATTCGCCAAGCAACAGATAATCACCCACCTTTACTAGCGCCCCGTCGATTGATCGCTCGGAAAACTCGCCTGGAATCATCGGTATTGTTTGCGTCTCGCTTGTCTCTGTCTGAGTATCTGGATCAAAACCGGTGCTGCGAGTCATAACGCAAGGGCTGGCGAACGCTGCGAACTCATCGCCAATAAGCTCAGCGGCGAGATCGATAAATTCTTGCGGTAGAGTTGCCATTTAGAGTCTATATGCCGTGCCCAAGCCGCCACTGTTAAGCAGGTACGGCTTGAGCAAATTAGTTAAGGTTTTCGGCAAGATGCGCCCGTAAATCTGCGCGCTACCGGATTTATACGTTACTGATTTTGACATCGGGCCCAATGATTTGGATTCGCTCTCCACTGTTCCCGCAGTGCTTATCGTAGTTGTGTCGACCAGTAAAGAGTTGTGCAAATGCAGGTGTGCAGCGGCTGCGTTTGCTTGCTTAATTGCCTCTGGAAAACCGATATCAACACGCGGAAACTGGAGCGACTGCGTTGACTTTAATTGCTCGCCCTTAAATGTGTGCTGGCCATCAATCCAATCCTTTGCAGCAACGACTAGCGCCGCCTCTTTGTCCTGCGGGCTGTGCCCATGGGCCAAACCGCGCTCTGTCAAATACGCATCAAGATACGCGACGCTGCAATAACATTGCGCATTTGATAGGCCGGTACCATCCTCGACGATTATAGCCATACTCAACCACCAATCTGGCGAGTGATGTTGATTGTGTATGGGGTTGTGCCAGTGCGTGTAAATTTTATCTCCGCAAGATTCCACTTGCCCACTGGTGCGCGCTTTCCGCCGCCGATTGCAAAGGTGCCATCAGCAAAAGCAAAATGCGCACTACCTGCAAATGACCCCATCCCGGTCATCGTCACCGCCGTGTCATTACCCACAACTTCTATATCAAATTCTGCCAGAGATTGCACATCGCCAGGCTGGCAGTGTGCGGTAATCGTGCGCAGGTCAACCGTAAATTCTGCAGTGGCAACCGCGTAAGTTTGTCTATCAATCTGCATATAATCCACCTGTAAATAACCCCCAGTTAAGGGGGTTATTTGTTACTTTGAGGTTTTAGCTTCAGGACTTTCTTTCTGCTCTTTCGATCCTGATGCACTGCCGCTTGATTTTTCAGGCAGTTTTGGGCTGTCGATAACGTTTCCATCCTCATCCACACAATCGACATCAGCGGCCTTTGATAAGGCCTCTATGACTGCATGATCGTCAGTCTCAATAACTTCGCTAGCAAAAACAAAGATTGAAGACTGCAACATTACCTGCTTGCCAACGTAACTTTTAAAATGCTGCATAGTAAAACCTCTTAGCCAATATTGTGGATGCGCGCAAGATGGGTTTTTGAGTCGCGGAAGCGCAATGCCAGCTTGCCGATAACTCGCACCGCCTTACCGTCCTGTCCGTTTTGGGTTGCATCCATAGACTTCCAGCCGCCCGCCGCATCAGACTGATTAGCCGCCGCGGGAATGATTGTGATGCGGCTAGGGTCATACATAAACAGTTCGTTACCGCCAAGGGTGTTATCGATAACAATATTAGTGACACCGCCGAACAACGGCAAATCGCTAGGCAGACTGATAAGAGCACCGGCGTCAGATTGCCACTCAGCCAAGCGGTCAGAGTTGTAATTTTGCTTAACAAGCGCGCTCAGTCTGCGGCCTAACTTTGTGCCTACAGCAATGCGCGATACATCGCCGCCCTTGTTAAACACAGTTTCATAAACCGCGTTAATTTGATCGAGCGTCAATGCGGCTGCTGCGTTATCAACGTTTGTGCTGCCTGACTGGGTTGCGAAAAATCTCATCCCGCCGGTAGTGTACGAAGGCTTGCCGCCCACAGTAAACGTGCCGCGAACACCGTTTATCAGTGCGTTGTTTAACTGGTATGTAAGCTGGGTCATCTGGTTTGCAACTTGCTGCTGCAGATCGTTAGTGTCTCCCCATTGCTTGATCTTTTCAGCGTCGTCAGACATATCGATTGTAAAAT